ATAGTACTCCATTTAAATATACAAATATATTTCCTGCTGTATAACTCATTGTTGCAGAGTTAGCATCACTACCACTAAAAGTTGTTTGGTTAGCCGTAGCTGTATATTCAAATGTATTTATTGTTATAGGTGTTCCACCACCGCCACTGCTACTAATAGTAATAGTTTTAGTTGCACCTGTTCCTGATGCTGTTACATCACTACCTACAAAGTTTAATGTGGTTGCAGTAGTAGATAGTGAGCTACCTTCTTCTTGAACAGTTACACCGCCACCACCTGAACCTGTGCTTGCGGCAGTAAGTCTTCCTTGTGCATCTACGGTAATACTAGCGTTAGTATAACTACCTGCTGTAACAGCCGTATCAGCTAACTTATCTGCACTTACTGCGTCATCTGCTATCATAGCAGTAGCAACTGTGCCTGTATCTCCTGTACCTATAAGTGTACCAGAAGTTGTGGGAAATGTTAAGAGTGCTTCTGAATGATTTATCTTATTAGAACCAAGAACAATTGCATGATTACCCATGTAAGCATGACTTGAACATTGATAATATAATATGTTTGGAGTATCTTCATCTACTGCTATTTGTAGATAGGTACTCGTTGTAGTAACACCTGTTGTATATGCTGTAGTTTTATCTGCGTCTAAGTAAAGTCTAAACGGATGACTTGACATATCGCTTGAACTAAGAGTAAATCTGTAATAATATTCTGAATTAGATGTTACATTGTCAACACCTGATAGCATTAAAGCAGGTGACTCTACTCCATTTATAAAGTAAGCATTGCTACTTCCATCTCCATAATAAGGATGTGCAGATGTTTTAGTTCCTACAGTTACCGTAAATTCTACAGGATTAGAAGAACTTCCATAACTGTTAGATAGCAAAAATGCATCTACGTATTCACTTGCTTCTTTATATACTGCTTTTTCTGCAGGTTGTGTTACAAAAATATCTCGTGTGCCAGAAGTCCAGTTGACGGCACTATCAGAATTACTGGACTGTAAAATAGTTGTACGGGCGAGAGTAGTTCCTGAAGAGGTATATGTTCCTATACCTACTTCAAAATCAGTCCCGTCCGTACAACAGTAATAAGTAGTATTGCCATTTCCTATGGATGCAAAAGATTCAAAACCAGTAACCGCACCTGCAAGAGTGTATGTACCCGTACCAGTTGTAGTAGTGGTTTCTTTTACTCTATCAGCGACTACTAAAGCCATGTTATTAAGCCTCTGTTATGGTTATGTTTCCTGATGCAAATCTTAGTGTATCACCATCAGCAATTGTTTTTGAAGCTGTCAGCGCACCATGATATAGTAGATTGCCTGAAGTAGAAGCATCAAATATACCAAAATGTGTTACAGTTCCAAATGCACCACCGCTTGCTGTAAATTCTTCCGGGGTATTACTAGAGGCAGAACCACTAGATGCTGAAGCAAATGTAATTTCTTGCCTAGAATATCCGTTTCCAGATACTTCTGTTCCTGAACCTGCATCTGTAGGGTCACTAGTAAACAATGCTAAATAAACGGCACTAGGTGCTGTAGTGGATGTTGTTCCTAAGAAATGGTCAATGACTTTATTTTCCAGATAATTGGATTTTGCAGACATTATTTTCTCCTATGAAGTGAAGAGAGGCAAGTTTCCCTGCCCCTCTGTATTACTAAGCAAGTTGGTCACGTACAACTTCTGTGGCTAGTTCTTGTGCGCCATTTGTGTCTGCGACACAAGCTAACACACGTAATCTACCCTCAGTAACATCTGCTGAAGCGGCAATTAATTTAACATCAATTGTGTCAGTAGTTGTTACATGTTGCACAAAGTTAATTGTGCCAGAAGTGGTCATTGCTGAACCATTAGTGCCTGAAGCAAGAAAGCCAGTAGAAGTTACGTCACCACCATCAACGATGTCATCACCTTCGGCAAAGTCAACATCAATAGTTGGAGTAGTTCCATTAAATGCTTTCAAAACTTCCACACCAGCAAATAGAACCATAGTATTTGCAGGAATTTCAAGGAGTTGAAAGATATCTCCATTGGTACAAGAGTAGTCAGTAATCTTCTCTATGTCCAATATAGCTTCAATCATCCTTAACCCAAAACCATTTCTATCGGCAGGAAGTGCAGCAATAGAGTTTGAATTAACTCCAGCAGTTGCTGAAGAAGTCATATCAAAAGTAGCCATAACTATATCTCCTTCTAAGCTGCGTTATATTTAGCAGTCACGATTGCTTCTGGACGAAGAATCTTTCTGCCATAAAGGTGCATACCACGAACAATGTCAGCAAAGCTGTCAGGGTCACGATAAGTCTCAGTCTTATTAATCTGCTCTGCAGTAGCAATAGCAGAAGTATGACCTGCGACAATTACACCAAAGTTTGAGTTTTGGTTTGCACTACCAGTTGTACCCGGACCTGTGCCAACTGAAGGTAGGTTGTTAGAAACATACACGTTAAATCCATGTAGGTTATTTACAACTAAACCATTCTGAAGTCCAGAACCACCGAAATCTGAATTTAGAAGACGTGAATCTTCGTCCTTTAGAAGTTCGACAAATACAGGGTCAACAACAATCCAACGTCCTTGTGTCTCCACATTCTGCTGGTCAAGTAATCTTCCCATACGGGAAATAACCATTAGAGGTGAAGCAGTTGCTGTTGGAAGCGCAGTTGCACCCGGTAAACGTGCGGCAAGCGGTATTGAATGGTCGCCAGCACTACTTGTGGTAATGTTACCGAAGCTATCTTTACGTAGCTTCATAGTTGTTAGCAACTCGTCTGAACCTGCAGTTGCTACAGCTTTTGAACCATTTACGGTTGTATTAGCTGTGCTTGCGTTGGTGCTTAGAGATGCTTGCTTAAAACCAGACATGTAACCAAGAACGTCTTGGTCAAACTGGTCAGCTAAACGGTAAGCGGCACGGTCACTTGCCAACGATTGAAAGTTGACGTGGCTGTGTGCTTCTTCAATGTCATCAACCTTAAATGCAAAGTAGTTAGCTTTGTCAATAGTAAGGCTGAAATCTTCATCGTCAAGGTCTTGAGGAGTAATTTGAGTACCCCTAGCATATTCCTTAACAGTGATTTCGGGTTCTTTGATAATCTTAACGGAATCACCCATGTTTGCAATCTCTCCAAAGTAATCAGAGTTAGTGATTGCTTCAGCAACGGCAGACTTGCGGAAAGCAAGTTGTACCTGTTTGCTGTAAATAACAGGACTAAAATTTCCATTAGGAAGATTACCATAACCAGCGGCTGTTTGAAATGCCATGATTAGTCTCCTATTGTTATTTTATGTTACAGATACAAACTCACAAAATTTAGAGGCTGATTAGGTTAGGTGTGACTGTACGGGTCAGGCTAACTGCTTCAGGTAATCCGAAGATTTGTTCGTTTGCTGATTGATTGTGCAAGTAGTTAGCTAAACAACTTACACTATTGACTATAGTTATATTCATAAATAACTATTTGTCAACTGTTTTATCTAGCAGAACCAGATAAATCGTATATGAATTTGCCAGAACGGATTGCTTCCATTATTTCATCTGACTTCTTTTCATATTCGTGTGCTGACATCTTTTGGACATCAGATTCTTTTAAGTATGAACTAGCCTCATTATCTTGTGGCTTTGTCCTCGTATTTTTCGTATTAACCGCTTCAGCAACACTCTTAGCATTTTTGCTTGATTTTGCCTTGCTAATATTTCTATCTGACTTATATAAGTCAATTGCTCGTGCGGCTGACCTTGCGTCATTATCATTCTCGTATAGTGCCTCCTGCACCCATTTAGGTTGTTCTTCTGCCCATTCGTGAAAATCATCACTGTCTCTAATCTCACCAAAGTCAGGATGTAATCTCATCAATTCGGCTTCTGCTTTTTCTTTTGTAGCTGACAACTGCATTTCATCAATTGCTTTTACTCTTTCTTCTAATTCTAAAGATTGCTCTTTAGCTTTTTTCATAGCAATTGTTTCTACTATTTGTGCTACATCTGGATAATCTGCCGCCCATTTTTCTATGTCTTCATCAGATTTAGGCAACTTTATTTCTTTTTTCGTAGCCTCTGACAACTGACGCTTTAAAGTTTCTAATTCCTTTTTAAATTCTTCTGCTTGTTTTTGCTGATGTCTACGTAAATCAGAATATCTTTTCTTAAAAGTTTTTTCTTCTGCACTAGTAGGTTCAGCTTCTTCAGGTTCATTTTCCTCTACTTCACCTTTTTGTTCCTTTAACATTTGTTCTAATTCTTCTTCGTCTTTTTTTATACGCTCTTCTTGTGAATAGGGTTTAGATACAAATGCTTTCTTTTCTTGTGGCTTCATTTCTTCTGCCATAATTGCTTCTGACATATTATGTCTCCTATGCTGGGGCTAACCGTAGCCACTGTCGGGTGGGGAGTTAGGTAGCCAGTTAATGTGGATTATTTTTTAGAGGCTAATCCACCTGACCTCATCTTTTTAGGTTTAGCTTTTTGTTTAGAAAGCAAACCACCTTTTGCAATACCTACACCATAAGCACCTCTTGGGTCTACTTTAGTTTTTGCTCGTTCTCTTGCTCTTTCTTGTGCGGCTTTTAATCTTTCTCGTTGTCTCTCTCTTGCATCTGCTCTTTTTTCTTGTTCTCTTTTTCTCTGCTCTGCAGTTAATTTGTTAGAGATAGGTTTTGTATTTACATTTTTCATTTCTTTTAAAGCATCACTTTGTATAGATGACGCAAATGCTTTTTCTGCTGTATCTTTTTCCCTTGCTCTTTGTTCAGGTGTCATCTTGGAAAATCTTTCTACACCCTCTCTTTGCATTGTTGCTAATAAAAATCTTCTATTAACACCGCCTTCTTTAGAAGTATCTAAGGGTGGTTTATCTTTAGGATTAAGAGCAAACTTTATACCATCTCTACCAAAAAACTCTTGTTGTCCTGTTTCTGGATTTAACAATTCACCATTATCACCAACAAGATAACCACCTGTTGTAACTGTTCCCGGCTCTAAGTTGCCTGTTATATCACTAAAAGGTTTAGCACCACGACCTGTTAGATAATCTTCTCCAAACATTTCAGCTATTATATCTTTTCTATTCTGAGCTTCTTCAAATTGTTTTCTTTGTTCTTCATCTTTTCTACGTTCACTTGTAGTATCTTGTCTTACTTGTGATTGACCAACAGTAGGTACAACAGATACTTTATCCTTATCAGGTGCAGTATATTCACTTGCTAATACAAAACCTTCTGGTAATTGAGTTACACCCGGAATATAATTTATACTTCTACGCTCACCTGTTTCTGGATTAATTATTTCTTCTAAACGTGGAGCTTGAGGTGCAGTCATAACTTGTTCAAAACTTAAATTAGAATAGTCAGGTTGTGTAGGAGTAGTTGTTTGTTGCGGTCTAACATACTCAATAGGTGATGCTATAGGTTGTGCTACTGTAGCAGGTTGTGGTGTTGTAACTGCAGATGGTACAAAACTTTGTTGTGGTGGTACATAACCACCTACATTATACTCCATATCATCTTCCATGTCAAGGTCTGATAATTCAAAAGGTATATCATCTGGTATAACAGCTTCATCACCATTACCCATTTGACCCATCTTATCCATCATAGACAAACCCATCTTAGCTTCTTGTCTCATCTGCATAAGTTTTTCAAGACCAATATATCGCACTACATCAGCAGGAAATACAAACTCACCTTCACTTAATTGTGCTGGTATATCATCACGAACTTCTTCTTGTGTAGAACCTACTGGCACATCATTACCTGATACAGGGTCTATTGTGCCACCCTCTTCCATTAGACCACCATCATCAAATAGTTCCATTTGTTCTTTCAGTGCCATTTACTTCATCCCTAAGATATTTAAGTTTTCTTAATGCTGATATTGCGCCTTGTTGTCTGTGTACTAAAACTGTGTCAGAAGTTTGTTCTAGTACATTTTGATGTACTTCTATAGTAGCATCTATGTAATTATTGAACGCTTCCCACTGGTTGTTGTTGTTGACCAACGGCTTGAGCTTGCTGAGTATTTGCCCCTTGTTCATTTCCTGTAAATCCTTGTTCTCCCGGCACTGGTGCTTGTCCAACACCTATGTTACCGCCACCTGCTCCACTGGTATCCATTGCATCTGCTCCTGCAGGTGCGCCCTCTGGTTCTTGTGGTTGTTCTTGTTGAAAGCCTTTCATCAACTCTGCTTGAATAGCGGCTTCATTCATATTGTTGGTAACTTTGTCGGGGTCTAACTCCATAGACTTTGCAATCTCACGAATAATATATTGGAACTTAGCAAACGGTGCAAGTGCTGGATTGCTTGCTACCTGTAGGAATTGCATAAGTCTTTGACTACGTACTTCATTAGCCATGAGACTTTCTGTACCTCTAGCTCGTACTTCTAAGTCTCCTTTAATATCTGGGTCAAAATCAAACTGCATGTTAAATCTAAACAACCCCTCTCCTAAAGGTCGTAATAGATAATCATCTACATTCTTAATAACAGTCTTAGTGCTTCCTTGAGCCGCACCCATCAGCATAGAAATACCAGAAGCAGTTCTACCTACTCCTGATACACCTGTTTGCCCATGAGCAAATGATGGGAAGCCTGTGCTTTCATCTGCAAGTACACGTGCTTTATCAAACAGCATCATGTTCTCACTAGATACATTCGGGAACTTTGTACCAAATATCGCTTGTCCCGGTGCGCCACCTTGTCTGCGGAACACCTTTCCCGGATATAAGGATAAGTCTTGACCCGGCACTAGGTTGGTTTCATCTACTTCTACAATTAAATTACCAGACAATACAGCATTATCAACAGCCATACGCATAAAGCCATTCATCAAAGTCTGTGTATCGTCCATGTTTTCAGCAATGCCTACACCAAAAAATGAGTATGGGTTTAACTCATAAGGTGCAGAATGATAAGGTATCTTTGCAGGTTTAAATGGATTAAGAACCATTCGTATGAGTTTACCATTACATACCCATACGTTTGCCTGTAATTCATCAAAAGTTTTTAGTTCATCTGGAATATTAATCTCTGCTTCTTCAAGCATTTCTGTATCTACCATACCCCAGTATTCTAATACATCAAAGCGTTCTACTCCGTGTTCTGGTGCATAATCAGATAAGTCATCTTCCCAATATTCTTTAGTATAGTTTTCTCCTAGCTGTATAACTTCATCTATAACTGTGTCTCTGAACATCGGTCTTTTTTTGAGATTCCGAAGTTGCGACCTTGACATCTTATGTCGTTCAATGACATACTGTGCTTCATCCATATTATTGGCATCTGGGTCAGGGTAAAAATTCCAGACAGAAACATGTGAAACTTGTGGCATTGTTTTGAACACTGGGTCATATTCACCATCCTCTCCCCAATTAGGATATTCTTTATCAACAGCAAACGGTCCTTTCATTACACCTGTGCCAAATAAAGCCATCTCAAATGCTGTGCTACGTAAATGTTTACTGGCACTTGATTCTTCTAGCTGGTCGTGTATTTTCTTCTGCATCTTCTTTGCGGCTATCATAGCTGGGCTAAAGGTAACAGAGGTAGGTGTAGCACCTGCTCCTTCTTTAATCCCGTCTATACCCTCTAATTTCTCCGTTAAAGGACCTAGCATTTCTTGAAGAGACTTTTCTGTAGCTCCTGCAGGTAAATCTTTACCATCTCCTGCAAAGCCGTATGGACTACTCAGGGCAGTATCACCACGCAACTGCTCTGGTTCTTTTGGGTCAAAGTGTACGTCTGCGACAACTCCTTCTGGTAACTCAGTAGGTTCAACAGAAACAGGAAACCGATTATTAGCAAAGAGTACATCGACAATTTGCCCATAAGCCGCAAGAGTTTTTGTTTTTGTAACTTTAATAAAGACACGTGACTTCTCCGATTCAGTAAACTGAACATCTGGTCCGTATAGTCCTCTATAGTTTCTATAGGCTTTTAACCAGCGTTGTTCATCTTGATAACGATAGTCTTCTGCTCTTTTAAATCTTTCGTGGATAAATGGTATTATGGAAGATACATCAGCATCTTCAGTTGTGCTATCATCTACATCCTCTAAAGATATAGAATCTGCTTCAATCATTACATTTTCATCTTCAGCCATTTTTTAATCCTTAATATCCAAAGGTTGAATCTGCTACTGGCATACCACCGCTAGGTCTACCCATTGGGTCATAGTCAAATATACTAAATCGAGGTCGGGACATTATTCCGTATCGCAATGCATCATACAAGTGGTCTTCTGCTTTCGTGTCAATATCCTCTGGATTTTTCTTATCCAATGGCAGTGAGGGCAATTGAGAGATAATGTCTGTACAACTACTAAAGAAAACAAGTCTAGGCTCTTCCGTAAATTCATCAACCTGTAGCCGTCTATGTATTTCATTCTTACCAGAAACACGGCTACCTCTGCTTCTGTCTGATGGTCGCCACCTGCAACCCTTCTGTATCATTTGCTCTGCAAGGCTAGGACCAGTATCGCCACGCTTATGCCAAAGAGAACTATCAAGCACACCATACTTAATATTGCCATCTTCAGCTTCTAACTCCAATATCATGTCAGCTAAGTCTGTAGCTAGGACTTTTGACACATACAGTTCCCTGTACACAATGAGTTGTTCAGACGGACTGACAGCAAACCATACAACAGCACTGTAAGACCCATACCCATAGTCACATGCTCTGAACTTAACCCAATTGTTAGGAATATTAAAAGGTTCAACAACATGAACATCACGATTAAACTCAGTAAATGCCGCACCTTCTTTAATGTCCCAATCCCCATCCAAGAGTTGTCTTCGTTGTTGCTCTGGCAACGACAAGAGCATGGCTTCGTAGTCTCCAGCATCTGAGAGATAGGGGTTATCAGATAACCTAGCAGGTATAAACCGCCTCTTGAAAAGCGGTCGACCAGC